TCTTCTCTTAAACCTAGCAACACGTTCAAATGATTTACCATTCTCATCAGTAGCATATTCATGGATAGGAACCTTACCTGTTGTAGCTAAATGCTTAGCAACACACTTAGGAAGAGTTCTAATCTCACCATCTTTTATAGTATAAGTCTTTACACCATCTGCTTTGTATTTACGATATGAGAACGTCATTGTTCCACCAGGGACTTCGTCATAAACAAACTTCCCTTTGACTAACTCGTTATCTCGTTCCCTTCGCTGATTAAGTACTTGACTCTGTGATCTTACGGGAACACTAGTGTTATCAACACGAGTGTTATTAACAACTTTTGCTTGTGCCATATGGCCTCCTAAATATTAAAATATTATAGTTTATGGCTGTCTTATTTAACTTATGGGCCCATGTAGGCCCACGCAGGCCCACAAGCTAATTAATCAGCAAACATTACGTGTTACTAGATAGTGTTAGTAACTACTTCTGATTTACCGGCATACCAAATGACGATATCGTCATTGTTTCCGCCAGGACCTGTTGTTCCACCAGCAAGTATTACACCAATAAAACCTTGGTTGTAAAATTTACCAGGTGCATCCATGTATGATGCATATCCAGAGTTCTCTCCAATAACGGTTACTGAAGGTGGTGTGAATGGAACTGCTGTATATACAGGGAAGTTGAATGCTGTAAATGCAGATGCATCAATATCAACAGTAAATGTATTTGGAGGTCCAGCTGTTACTGCCGTGATATTACCAGTCAAACCGTTAAGCTGAGTCATTCCACAAGTAGAAGGAATGTTAAACTTAACCTTTTGACCTACTGCATAACCATGATCTACCAATGTTGTTACAACGCAAGGACTTGCAGCTGTAATGTTAGCGATATTTCTATTGCTAGGTGTAAACATTCTGTAGATTTCAAGGTTAGGAGCTACAGTTCTATAGTAACCAGCAGCACCTGCAACTCTACCAGGAGCTGTTGCTATGTTGTTAGATAGCTGGAAAGACGTATTAAGAGTTACTGTGTCTACAGAGAAATCTAAGCCATTAAGGTTGTTATGGTTTGTATTGTTCAATCTAACAATACCGCCAGCTAACAAGCCAGCTGTACTAGCTGTGCTGTAAAGTGGATCTACAACGTTAGTACCAGCTGTTACTGCAGTGTTAGCACCTAATGCAAAAGATGAAGAATCTATTACATTAATAGAGTTAGCAGCAACGTTTGATGCCATTGTTTGATCGCCAGCAGGACGGTATTTAATGATAGTATTGGTAGTCATACCTTTATACCATTCATACTCTATGCCGTAACCATTGTTTGCGGCCGCATGCTGTGTATAGTTTATTATTTTAATATAATCAGCATCTGAACGGATCTTTAAAGTGTGATCAAGACCATCAGATATGAAGTTTCCTTGTTGGAATATGTTGTTCATAATTTCTCCCTTAATTATACTGTTGATTTAAGATTACAAATCCATGCATCATTAGTAATAGCTTGGCCATGGGACATCTTCCAACCACCTGTTGAATTCAACTCAAGCGGTCCGCCAGCTACTGCAGTACTATGATAAAGAAACTTTGCATTGTTAGATTCTAAACCAATTGTTGTATATGCTTCCATACCAGCAATAAGGGTATTATAAACATCGTTACCTAATGCAGATGCGTTAGGTGATACTGAACCACGAGAAGATAGTAAGAATCTTACACGTCCTACAGTTCCCCATTCAGCCATGTCGATCATTCCCTTAGAACCATATTCATGTGTTCCTAGGAATCCATTGATGTTTTCTAATGTAGAAGACAAATTAGAATTACCCATTCCAATATATGCATTTGGGACAGGCGCTGTTCCGAACTTGTTAGAAGCTTCTAGTGAGCTAGCTACGGTCTTAGCGTCATGATTCAACAATGATTTAACACAATCTTGAATATCTGAAAGTGTAATTTCAGTTGGAGAATCGCCAGAAAGGCCACCAACAGCAAATATAGCAAATGCTGTAGTAGCTAGAAGATCTCTAATAAGATCATCTTCTGTTTGTCTCATTGAACGTCCAAGCAACTTAGCTCTTTGATTCAATATAGGAGACTGAGACGTAAGATCACATTGTTCGTTTATTTCTATCCAGGTGCCAAAGAAGTTGATCTGTGCGTCAACGTAAACAGAAGACATTGATTTTGATGGTGGTGTTACGCCTGTATTCCCTAGAGGAACAGTAGCGCTACCAATATCATCATATCTTTCCATACGAATGGTGTTTCCACTTCTTGAAGCTAAGTTCTTTTTCATAGCTGCTTTTGAGTGGATGAGATTAGGTTCTTCCATGCTAAGGAGAACGCGATCATAATAGATCTGTACTGGTGCAGGTAATGTAGAGGTTGTTACTCTTGCCATAAGATTTCCTTAAGTAATAATCCATAAAATTATAAATTACAGCTTAAGTCGGACGAGGCTCATACAGATATAAACATAAGCCTATATCCATTACGGTCCTGGACTTGCGAGATCCTGTGAGATAAGAAATCTCTAACGCGAAACTAGCAGAGCATATGTTAAAAGCTTTTAGGCTTGCGAGACCTATAAGAGCGTTAACCCTTTACACAGTATCTGGTTTGCGACTCCCATTACGCAGCATTCAACATACTTTCGTATAGTCGGCTAAGTATAACAAACAGAACCATAAAGAAACAAATTTGATTTTAAATTATCTTTTACCGGAGATAAACCTAGTAGCTAGTAACCCTGTTAAGAATGGAACACCACTGCTAATCATCTTATCTAAGTGGGCCCATGAGGGCCCATAATACATTTTAATGATAAAAAAACACGCCCATGCTGTAGGAAACATAGGCGTGTAATGTAAAAGAAAAGAGAAAGATTTTGTATCGCGTCGTAGCTTTTAAGCGTAGACGGATTAACCCATTGCTCGTTCAGTAGCAATTCGTATAATTTCATCTCTTACGGATTTACTTTTAAGATCGGAATAATCGGAAGCGTGACTTAAATCAGATTGACTCTTAACAGCGCTTGTAGGTCTTGGCTTAGCGATGTTGTCTTCAACCTTCTGCTTCTTAATTTCATAGTCTTCAGAAATATGTAAGCCAAACTTCTTTATTATGTTATACGCTGATACACCAGTTGTATAGATATCTCTAGATTGTTCTAGCGTTGCTGCTATTTCAGGAAATCTGTTCTTAAGGATAGCTATGTTCTCACCATTAACAATATTAGCAAAGTCTGGGTACTGTGTTTTTAACTTCATTCTAGAGTTACTATCAGCCATATTAGCCATATAACCCTTAATTTGTCTTATCTCTTTTGCTTGAGGATCTTCGTAATCATCAATATCATCTTCTACAGGTTTCTTATTGGCAGCCTCTAATGCTTGTATTCTTACAAGATACTCATCACGTTCACGTTGGAACTGATTCCTAGATGCTCGGAGCGCTTGGATGTTCTCCTGCTTCTCTATCTCCTTAGCTTCTCTTCTACTAAGATTGATATCTTGTTTATTATCTGCACCATCTTCTGCTTGATGTGCACTATCGTCGCCACTAAGAACTGTATTATCTGACTCTTGTAATTCATTAGCTTGGACCTCTTCATTTTGAACTTCGCTTTCTACAACAGCGTCCTGTATTATTTCTTCTGACATAAATCTCCTAAGTAATTTTCTATTGAATGCTCATCATTTAGACTGACAGCCTTAACATAGAGCCTACCAGTTACATAATCTATCACAAAAGGTAATAACGGATCATTTACCATGTTTAAGTCATGCCTTTGTATTAACATATCTTCACATAGCTTCTTAGATGGAACCATCCATAAAAAGGTTAAAGACTCATCTTTTGAATTGAACTTGTACACAGCCTGCTCATAGCCAGGAGTCGGACACGTTTGCCTTGCATAAAAATAGTTACGCAACGTCTTCTCTATAAGCCTCTCTCTCTTAGTAAGCACAACAACGTAAAAGGTTCCAGTATAATTCTTCTTCCCTTTTAATGCCGTGTCCTTAAGGGTATCCATATACCCTTTGTTCATCTCTTTAGAAAGCTCTCTAACCTCAACAGTATCAGTATTAATCTTCTCTGATTCTTTAAGATACTGTTTACCTATATCAGTATACTCGCTCGGCGCCTCAATTTTCTTCTTTTTTACTTCCATTATTATTTTTCCATGGTTTATTCTTTTTCTTAGAATTCTTTTTCTTAGGCTTCTTTCCAGATTTGCTGCTATCAACACCCATAACACTATCAAAAACATCTCTTGCTTTACCCTTAGGTCTCACGGTAGCAGGATTTAAAAACATCTTCATAACTACTCCTTTATAAGTTTGCGCCAGACGAATTGCCCGATGGTCCTGAATTAGCAGGCTCAGACGGGATCTTATCCTTAGTAGCACCTGTAACGATAGCGCTACCCAGCTGTTCAGCGTTGTTGCCACCAGACGCCTCTGCTCCCACAACCTTAGACAACTGTAAAAGTTTGGTAAGTTGAGAAAGATCAACGTCATCCATCTCTTGAAGAGTCTTAGCCAAGTTAAGCATAGCTTGCGTCTTATCCTTTTCAGCTTCCTGTCTACGTTCGTCCATCAAGCCAATGTTACTATAAACTCTTGAATCTCTTTCCTTAGCTAGAGAAAGATCAGATTGAACCTTAGCCTTAGCTAGTTCAGCTTGAGCTAACTGGAGCTGTTGTTGTGTCTGCTCAGCCTTCTGTTGCGCTTCAGCTTGTTGTTGCTTGATCTTATCCATCTGTTCTAGGAGCTTGTTCTTGTTTTGGAGTGTTGCAGCTTCAATAATAGCTTCATCAGGAATAGGTAATCCAATCTC